AGGAGCGATCTCCTCCGCTTGTGGCAGTTCGCGACCGGGGAGGTCATCTCGGACGGACGGAGATGCTCGGTTTGTCACGGCGATGGCGCAAGCGAGAGCCAAAACGAGGTTCCCGAGTATCGACAATGCTCCTCGTGCGGAGGTCTTGGATGGGATGTCCTTCCGACGGCTTGGCAACGATACTCCGACGAGTAGGAGGGTAGTGGCGAGCAAATCCAAGATTCGGATATCATTGCGAGCACGGAGGCTCGCAATGAAAACTCGCATGATGTCGGCTCGATGTTGTTGCGGTCCCGGTCCGTCACCGACATGCGATCCGATCAACGGTTATTTCGACGTTTTCGACGCGTTTTCGTCGGTCCCGGCGCAATTTCCATTGGTCACCGGGAGATGGAATCTTACGCAAGAGCCGGGAACTCTCGTCACCGCAAGCGCGGGAAAAGTCCGGATCGATCATTCTGGACTTTCGTTTCCGCAAACCGGAAACACGATCCTAGAGCGTTGTGCTATCTGGGACACGTTTGAGCATGGAGGATCTTGGCCGACGACGTCCGGGATCCAATTGCGATTGAATTACCAATGGAGCAATGGAAGTTATTCGCTCGACGGCCAACTCTTTGAGTCGGTGGGCGCATATCCCGATATTGCGGAGCTCTATTACGATTTGCTCTCGGGATCTTTTCGACAACGGACATTTGTTCGAGCTCGTCTCGCTTACACAACCGGAGTTGGATGGAGGCATCGATTTGAGTTTGTCGATGCCTCCTCAAGCCCGGTTGTTTCCGTCACCGCGACGACGGCAGTATTTTCGACATCGCGATTTTTGCCGCTCAACTCGACATTCTCGCATTCGCTCGTGATGGCCGTTGCGCCGCTGCCGTCGCAAATCTGGTTCGCTCAAGACGACTCGGACAATCTCATCTACAACGAGCTCCGCGACTTGGCGCATGCCGTCTCGCCGGCCGGCGTCGCCGATGCTTGGGAGCACTTCTTGAAGCCCTACCCGGAGAAGCGATCGCTCGGCTTCACCTCGTTCGACAAAGACGGAGCGATTCTTCAAGAATACTTTCCGAGCTAAGGAGTCGCGCTCGCGGCAATGTGATCACTCAAAACGCTTGGCTTCGGCCAAGCGTTACCACAAACGAAAGGGATGAGCAATGCAGGTGATTGGACGGATTGTGCTAAATGCCGCCGGGAGCTCGCGCACGATTGAATGGAGCATCGTGCTCCAAGAGTTTCCCGAATACCGGCTCTTCGGCTATGAGATCAAGGAGGGGGACCGAGTCGTCTGGTCGTTGATCGGCCATGAGACGCTTGAGCGAGTTTGGGAGGACGCGATCGCTCAATTGAGCAAATTGAAGAAGTTCTAGCCGAAACGCCTCTTGCGAGGCGTCATGTCCGGATTGACCTCCGGCGTCTGACGAGGCAGGTTCCTCGAATCACTTCTTTGCTCAGGAGCTTTTAACCATGCCAACTGGCCGTACAAACTGGGTGACTCGCCACATATTCACGGTTCCCATCCTCCACCGAGAGGTCGCCGCAGACCTCGTCGGAGACTTCGTGTCGGATCACAAGCTGAAGGTAGACGCAGAGTGGCATTACTCGCCCAATGGCGACCTCGCGCATCTCTGGGTGACGGGCTCTCGGGCCTCGCTCCAGCGAATAGAGGATTATGCCGCTGGGTATCAACTCGGCTACGACAAAGGCTACGACCTCGGATGCAAATTGGGTTGAGACGCACAACACCAACGAAAGAAAAAGAACGATGTCTGATTTTACGACGATTCAATTGACCGGCGGATGCCTCGGCAGCGACACGATGGAAGTTCGGTGCGTGTTATCGCGAGCCGAAGCTCCCGTCCAAGTGGACTACCATGAAGGCAATGGATGGGAATTCACGCAATTTCAGGGAGGCGATTGCCGAGGCCGAGTTTCCGCATTGGTCGCGATCGCTCGCGGCCTCGCGGCTCATGCCGTTGGCGCGAGCGAAGAGGAGGCCAATGCTTGCACTTGGATCGTGCTCCCATAGCGGGATTTGGTGTCTCCGAGTCGGGCTCCGGAAAAAAAGTCCCAAATACTTCCAAAAATGGTCCCATTTGGGATTGCCGACGTCCGATACCTTGATATCATGGAAGAGTCGGAGCGAGAAACCAACAACCGAAACGAAAAGGGATGAGCAATGCAAGATGAAATGATCGAAGGTTTGGCTTACGTTAGCGGCATGGATAGCGAATCGGAATGCCGGCTGATTACAACGGCTTTGATCGGCCTTCGTGATAGTGGCGAGGCGAGTCTTTGGTTCGATCTCCTCGTCGTCGGGACAACGGCTGGTCCCAGCAAGACGGTGATCACGCTTCAGGTTCGCGGAGCCACTCGCCGCGACTTGGATCTCATGCGGATGTATGTTCACGGCTGGAGGACGGCGCGACGGCTCTCGGCGATGTCCGAAGCCGCGATCAAGTAGGCGAGTCGGCTCCGCTCTTGGCAACAACGCTCGGCTTCGGCCGGGCGTTGTTTGCCGGAGAGCACAAGCAACGTCACGAGCTCTAGTTTTTTTAACCGAAGGAGAGACAAAATGAAGATGAAGCTCGAAACGATCAAAGGCAATTACGAGTCGGAGTCGTTGCGCGATTTGCGCGAATGGCTCGAAACGCATCAACCGGCATTCGCGACGATCCTCGTATGGTCGCGGGATCGCGAAGTCTACGAGCAAGCCAACTTGCGCGATGACCTCCCGGTCACCGAGGCGTTGATCGATGCGATTGCTCAAATCGTGCTCGATGTTTACGATTCCGGCGAATACGAGGGGGACAACGAGATGCCTCATCGCCTTTGCTTCCATCAAATCGCGGCTCGTCTGGAGCGAACCCTAGAAGAGTCCGATCCAGACGACATTGAGACGGCGATTCGCTTCGCCGGCCATGATTTGCATCGCGAAGTCTAGTAACTTGCTCCGCATTCAAGCGGAGCGGTAATGCAAAGCCGGCTTGCATCCTTGTGGACGCAAGCCGGCTTGGTTTGTTTGCAGACACAAAAGGAGAGAACTTATGCAACGGTTGGCGATCAAAGTCTACTTGGTATCAAATCTCTTGAAGGCTCTTCGAGCCGATGCCAAGGCATCCAAGACGACGGTTCAAGCCGTTATTTTGGCTTGCCTAGCAACGCACTATGGGATCGATGTCCCGGCTCCGGTGCGCGGCCGGCCGTCAAAAAAGGTTGTGAAGCGATAAGCAATAGGAGGACTTTCATGAACAGCGAAGACAAAATGCGGCTCGTCGCTTTGCGCAGCATCGAGCGAGCAAGCCGCTCGATCTTTTCATCGATCGAATCGATCGCGGGAATTTTGCACGAAATGCCGGCCTTGGAGGACATCACCGACGAGGAGCGGCAACTCATCGACTCCGCGAGCGCATGGATATCGCTCGCGCCATTCTTGGTCGAGAGCCGGATCCGCAAGTCGTTTGCGGCGAAGCTCGGCAAATCCCTGAACGCAAAGCCCGATTAAGAGGCCGACGAGGACGCCGAAGCTATCGCGGGCGTGAGCGTTTGGGGCGTCCCAATGCCGGCGAGGCGAAGCGATACCGTCTCGTTGGTTTGCCTCGTGATGCTCGTGCCTCCAGTTTGAATTTCGATCTCGATCCGACATCCTTGCGGATCGAGGTCTTTTGTTTGGTCTCCCGAGACGGGAACCGACACAATGCCTTGCGCCCATGATCCATTGCTTGGCTCGGCGATGACCCAAGGGCCGGCAAGATGCCGGCCGGCGATCGAAACGAGCGATGCTCGGACCGTCGCTCCGCTCGGGATCGAGTAAGCAACTCCGTCGGTTGTGACCAAGACCGAGAGCGGAAGCGTGTCGCCGATATAAAGTATCCTCGTCATACCAAAACTCCCGCCGGCCGCGCCGGCTTTCTTGGTGCGGTGAAGCTTGCGCCTCGAATCGAAACGGTAAAAACAGTTTCGATATCTGCGCATAACGCAAAAGTTTGCCGATCGGCGACCAAATCCCAATCGAGTCCTCCAGCGACAATTCCCGGAGGCATGACGATTGCGATTGCCGAGGCAACGTCGGCAACAAGAGCTCCACCGATTGCGACTCGCGGCGATGAAACAGAGCCGCTTGCCAAAATCACCGGAGGGACAAGCGTCACGAGAGATGATGTCGTCGGAGCAATTGCGGCCGCGATCGAGGATACGACGTCGACCGCGATCGTCATTGAGCCGAGAACATCTGGAGCAATCGCGGTTGCGATGGACGTCGCAAGGCCGGGAATGATCGATCCTTCGAGTCCCAAGTTAATCGCGATGATCGCTCCATGCGATTCGATTATTGGAACCGCGATCGAGACGGTCGCTCCGGCGATCGGCTCAATCAAGCTCGACGAGCTCGTGACGATCGGAGCCGCGATCGAAACGGTCGCTCCGGCGATCGGCTCAATTACACTCGACGAGCTCGTGACGATGGGAGCCGCGATCGAAACGGTCGCTCCGGCGATCGGCTCAATTACACTCGACGAGCTTATGACAATCGGAGTCGCGATCTGCAACGAGACAAAGATCGGCACGAGTCCCGAACCCTGCCAACAAGCGAGCGAGCTATCTTGCCAATTGATTAAATCGCCGGCTTGATCGCTCCACTCGGGCTCCGGCAAATATTTGACGCCGGCGACAACGACCGGAACTTGGAGCGAAATTGCAAAATTGGATGCCGGAGCGAGCAAGCTCGCCGAGCTTGCAATTACGGGAGCCGTTATCGTTTGAGGCGTCGCGGTCTCGATCGCGACGCGAAGAATTCGTCTCATCGGCGCGTATACCCTATTCCTCGTTGCGAAGCCAGCAATCGTATTTCTTCGACGTCCAACATTCGCTGCCGAATCGAAACATCATCGATCGCGCCGGTAAACGGCGAAACTTGAGATCCAGAATCTCGCCTCGCGCCGATGCACAAAACAGATTGATTCTGAGCAACAATCGTCGAATTGCTTGTTGATGCGACGAGAGCTCCATCGATCCACAATTGTGCAATGCCTCTTGCACGCGATCTTTGAGCGACAATGTGATGCCAGCCCCAAGAGTATGCCGACGACGTCTGAACAATCGTCGAATTTATCCAGTTAGCGGTGATTGAGTCGTTCGTGTTCTGGAAAAGCCGAAAAAAGACTCCGGTTGTCCCGATCGACATCGGAATTCGATTCGCGGTTTGGAATTGGGTTTGAAGCCAAATCGAGATCGAGATCGTGTTTGGCTCGCAAGCAAACGTAGGGAACGCAAACCCTCCGTTTGTCGCTTCGAGAAAATAGATCGTCGGCAAGCCGTTCTCGATCGTCCACCTCGACGGCAGATAGTTTGTGGCGATCGATACTTGGCTTGTAATGTGATCCCACAAGCGCGATCCGCTATGTCCAAGGCATGGAGCCGTCGCGAAGATGCAATCCGCCCATAGGCTCGGGTAAGCCGAGTCTTCCGCGATCCCATAATCGGCGTACGAGGGGATCATCATGTCTCCGAAACTTGCACTCGACGAGGGATTACCAAAATGCGACTATCGTTGTTTGCTGGAGTCCCCTCGGTTTTTATCGCGACTCCAAGCGAATTTCGCACAACGGCCACAACATATCGTCCTCGAGGCCTCCAAATCACCGGAGCTTGCCGAAGAATCTTATCGGCCTCGGGAGTTGCCACTAAAACGCAAGCCGCCGGACCGAGAAGAGGCAACGCTTGTGCGAGCGTCGCGGCCGTTTGCGCGGAAGGAGGATATGCTCCGTCGCCTCCGGTAACAAAGCCCGGCCAAATCGAATTATCGTTGCTAGAAATTAACCAGAGCTCGCAAGTGTTTCCCGCCGTCGGAGCGGTTCCGGTCGCGGTCTCTACTCGGAAATAGACAATGTATTCGTCGCTAAATGATTCGCCGAGATCCGCCGAGGCCGACATTCGAGCCGAACCAGAAGCAAGCCCATTAAGCGAAAGCGAATGAGTTACATCCGTAGCGGTTGGCTCGCCAAAGACATATTCTGGGCCTTGCTTGACGTCGATAAAATCGGGGAGAGCCATTGATCACGCTCCTTCCGGTATTGGTTGAATCGTTCCGCTTGGCCTCCAAGGAGCGACAATCTCCGCGATTTGCGAGCCATCAAAAATTTGTCGCTTCGTTCCGAGCTCGGAGAGAGCAACAAATTCTCCAGCCGTAAGAATGTTGGCTTCGGCAAGGCCTTCGAGCAAGTTGAGTAGTGCGGGATGCTGAAAGTCGACTCCTCCGGCTTGTGGCGCGAGCCATCTTAAGCCGCGAGCGACAAGAGAGGATCCCGGAGCTCCCGAGCTCGCAAACGATTCAAGCTTCGTCAAAATTGCATCGGCGAGAACGGGACCAAGTTCCGCGAAAAGCGAACGCTCGGTGATGAGTTCTCCCGTAGGGATCCTCGGCGCGAGATTGGACAAAGCTTCCGCGAGCGATTGGTCGTCGCCGGCTTCGACATATGCGCGCAATTCTGGCGAGGCAAGGATTGCTGCTCGCATCTCGTCTATTGTCATTCGATAACCCTCGCTTGAGTCGTCGCACCGATACTATTCGAGTCGCAAGAGCCGGAAAAACCGAAAGTCGAGTTGAGAATTACCCTCGGATCGGCGATCGAAGCGTTGCCGGCTCTCTGCTCGTCTTGAGGGACAAAAAGCACGCCGTGAGCGAGTGTCATGCCAACTTTCGCTCCGGCTCGCGGATGCAAGGAGAGTCGAAACTCTCGCGTTTCGCCGGCGGCGATCGTCACGGCTTTTTGGTGAATGTCGACTCCGGCTTCATCGAGAAGCTTCGGATCCCAACTATATCGCGACCGATGAGCGATCGTGCCGGTGACATCGCAACCTTCGCGATTTGTGATTTGAATTGGAACATCGATCCTTTTTTTCGTCGAGACATCCACGATCGCGGGGACTTGGACGTCGAATCCGCGCGGCTCCTCGTAGAAGAATTGGACGTTATCGACAAACATCCGGACCGGCCTCGGGATCTCGGGCTCGGCTCCATACGGAGTGCAGTCTATATAGAGCCGAGTCGCGATCTCCCAATAGTTCGCAGTCGTTGTTGGGTTTGCGGGGACTCGATATTGAGAGAGAGATCGTTGGTGTTGCGGAGTGTCGTTTATCACTACGCGAATCCAATCGCCGCCGGCCAAATCATGCCGGATGAGCAATTGATGATAGAAATGCCAATTGTCGGACTCCTTAACCTCCTTGGTTCCGATCTTCGACGGATCGAAATGATATGTGCCGATCACCAGATTCTCGGCTCGTTTGATGCTCGACTTTGCGCGAAAGCCAGCATCAAACCGAACATCGAAAGCGAAGCGATTGGCTCGCTCTCCATTTCGCACGAGATATCCGGCGCGATCTCCCGGCGTCATGACGGATCGACCGGTTGATTTGCCTCGGAGGATCCAAAAGCCCGGCAAACCAGAACGCTCGTCGGGCGACTCGACCAATAAACAATCGCCTCCCGAGCGTCCCTCCCCTCGCGCAATCGTCAAGCGATCGGCTCCAGAGTCTCCTTTGGGATCGACAAAAGTAGACGTCGTTCCCTTTGGGCGACTCGCCGCCCATTCTCGATTTGGCAAGACGCTCGAGGAAAAGTCGAGGAGCATAGGTCACCTATACGGAGATTTGGATGTTCCCGCCGGTCGCCGCAAAGTCGAGCGTAACGTCGCCGCCGTTTGTGGCCGTGTTCGCGACATCAAAAAACGCGATCAATTTGCTAGTTGCGTCCGAGCCAGTATCTTTCACGAGCACGGCTCCATGAATTGTCGCGCCGGCTCCAAGAGCCGTCCAAGTTTGATCGGGGATTGTCACCTCAACTCGCTCGGAGCCGGAGGTATTGTTCGCCGCAAGCGTAGGAGTAACACTTTTTCGAGCATAGTTCGTTACGGCAAGTTCTCCGGTGAGATTGCTCACGAATTGATGCGACTTAGTTTCGCCGTAAGCCGTCGAGACAAGCAAGATCTTAAATGTGCTCGCCGCGCCAAGATCGCCGGAGCCAAGGACATCTAAGAGGCCGGTCGTATAAAGAAAAGATGCCATCGTGCGAATCCTTATGAAAGAGAGCTCCGCCGGCGGGACGAGACCGGCGGAGCCGCGAGGGAGGAGATCACCTCGCTACGAGTTATTGTGATTAGCGACAAAACATCCGGCCATTGATCATCGAGCATCGCGAGCCGGCAACATTTGCGCCGGTAATGATTTTGGATCGCTCGACATACACTTCCGAAGCCGACATTGAACACGAGCCAGAAAAGCAAGAGCGATTGCGAAAGATCATTCGGCCTTCGGAGGCAGAAGCGAATGCGACAAGAACCAAGAGAGCGAGCGTAAATTTCTTCATGATGATTATGATCCCATTCCGAGAGAGCTCCAATCGATGGAGCGAGGAGGAAAATCCATTGTCTCGCCATGAGCGAAAACTTCGGAGGAAGACGACGCAATAATCCGCTTCATCGTTGCTTCGGTGACCCAAAAGGATCCGTTTACTCGGCCGGCATACTTTGCTTCGAGCCATGGACATCGAGGATTTGAGTCCGGCCCCCATTGATTGTCGATCGCAAAAACGAGCCCAAGTCCCTCATGGTTCCGATATCCGCTTACAGACATTTGGTGAGCCCAAGAGCGATTCCAATCGCCGATAAGGAGCCCGGACTTGATCGCGGGAACCGTACCAAAATTCGAGGCGACCGTTACTCCATATCCTTGAGCCAGAGCTTGCCTCAAGGATTTGATGTCTCGAATGCGCGCAACATAGCCGATGCGATGCAAATTTGCGAGCGGCGCGAGCTCGGTCTCGGGGATCGGCCAAGCCCTCGGAACCGACCAATCGGCCTCGATCTTTTCCGACCAAACCAGCCATCCCCCGCGATTGGTTGCTTGGGGAAGCCGAGGATCGTCGGCGGCAAGCATTCCCCATTCGGCGACGGCTTTCGCTTGCGTCGCGCCGAAAGATCCACCTCCGCGAGAGTTCAAACCTCCGAGCCTCCGGCCGATCCCCCAAGTCGCCCAAGGAAAGATCGTCTCGATCTCCTCGCCAGTTTTGCGGACATAAGCATCGCCGGCTTGCGATTGCGCGTAGGATCGAGCTCCGGCCGCTCCGACGCAAGAACCGATTTGTTGCCAAATGCGAGGGAGGAGGCCTCCGGTCGCAAGCTCGATATCGTATAGGAGAGCCGCCTCGGGGAGATCGACGTCGCCGCCGACATCGCCGAAGTCCGGAGTCGAGCGATCAAATGCCTCCGCAAGAGCTCGCTCGCGTGCGGTACGCTCGTCTGGAAGAATGTACCCTCCGGCGGCTCCAAGATCGTCCAAACGGCTCATCGTGCTCCTCCGGCGGCTTCGAGTCCGCTCATTGCCTCGGCAAAAATTGCGGCGATCTCCGGAAGAGTTTTGGCCGACTTGAGCGATCCAGCGATAAAAGCCCCTAGAGCCCTCCATGGCTCGCTTCCCGGCGAGATGCCGGTACATAGAGCGGTAATGCGATCCCTCGCCTCCACGGGGCTCCTAAGGCCTCCTCCGTTGATCTCGGCGATCGCGGTCCGGAATGCCGTTGCGTAGCGGCCGGCGATCTCCGGTTGGCCGATCGCCCGAGCCATGCGAGCAACTTCGCCGGCAAGTCCCGGCGGATCGGGCTTTGCCGGATCCGGCTTGGGCGGAGGCGGCTTGGGCGGAGACGGAGCCTCGCCGTCGACGGTGACGATCCAAGTCGTCCGATCCCGGCGGCGATGCTCCCAATCGATGACATCGGAGGCGAAAACCGCCGATCCGGATGCGAGGTAGGTCACTAGGACCGTGCCTCCCTCGTAACATTTGAAGTCGGCCGTAAGCGGATCGCGCGCCTCCCATGAGACATCGGAGCCCGGAGGGACATCGCGAAGCCGGAGCTCCACGAGACCGGGACGGACGGTCACGCCTTGCGGATCGCCGGCAAAAGCATTCGCGACCAAAAGTAACATCGCAAGAGCCATCACAAGTCTTTTCATCGATTGCTTTCCTTTAGGATCGGGAACCAATCAAGCTTTCGATGGCCCGCTCAAGCTTCTCAACCGATTGCTTAAGCGCGACAAGCGTCTCGGAATTGCGTTGCGCGAGCTCCGAGACGGCTTCGAGGAACGCGATTTGGTGCGCCGCAAGCGGCTTCACGATTTGATTGGCGATCCACGATGCCGCTCGCCAAACGCAAATCATCAAGACTACGAGAACCAGCATCGGCGTCCCGACGGCTTCCAGAAACGAAAGGAAACGCTCGTTGCTCAATAATTCGATCATTTCTCCTCCCCGCTCTTCATCTGTTCGATGAGCAAGCGAAGAAGAATCGAAAACAACAAGCCCAAGCCGACCGAACCTTCCTTCGGGACGTCGACTCCAAGATCTGCGATCGTTTCGGAGAGCTCAAGGATTGCGTCGCTTTCGCTCTCGGGAGAATCGCCGAATGGGATTTGCTGCTCCAGCGACATCCAAGCATCGCCAATGGCGCAAATCAGAGATGCGGCCGCGACTCGAATCGCCTTTCGATTGCCTCCCCGAAGAGCCTCGCGAAAAACGCGAATTGCTTCCAACAACTCCACCATAACGGGACTCCTTAGCTTGTGTAATTTTGATGCTCGTAAGTCGCTTGAAGAGATTGCGCCGCCGAAGACGACACTCCGTTCGGATCTCCGTTGTCGCCGCGAATGCCGATCTTGTCCGTTCCTTGCGTAAAGCGTTGAGTATACCCTCGGCAATGATTGCCGACGATTTGGATCTTGTCCGGTCCGTTCGCGTAGGGATGCAAGATGTAATCGTTGCTCTCCCGATCGAAAAAGTTCCCTCGAATCTTGTGGTCGGTTCCTCCGTAAATTTGAATTGCCGCTTTCACAAAAAGCGGAACGGCCGTTTCGCCGGAGCCGGACATCCAAGTCGCGCAATTCCTCATTCCGCAATTGTCCATTTCGAGACCGTTCACTTGATATTCGGCGTAGAGAGTCGTCCCCCAAACATCCTCGAAATGGACATTAGAAATTCGCAAGTTGTGCTGGACGATAACGGCATTGTCCGGCGGAGGAGTCGCATTAAAGCTTCTTGGTTGCACTCCGATTGCGGCTCCTTCTACATACCCTCCATCGATCACGGCATCGGCTTGTGCCGTTACAAAAGCATATCCTTCGTTGCGTCTTCCGGACGATGCTCGCCGGCGATCGTAAAAAGAGCAATTGCGATATACGCTTCGCCGCGATCGTCCACCAAATCCGCATTGCCTTACAAGCGGTGATCCGCCGGCGAAAACGCGACATGAGTCGAAGGTTATTCCATACCCTTCGGCGTGAGAATCGAAGCCGGTGAGGACGTCCGAATTTACCGAGCCGGCTTGGTATTGCGTCACATTGCTTACAAAAACTCCGCAAGGAGTTCCGGCGCGAACGTAGCTTGTGCCAATCCGGTTGCCTCCAGTCGTGAAGACATGGCGAGCATTGTGCCAAGTTGAGTCGCGAAACGTGAGTCCGTTTACGGTCATCACAACGACGCCGTAATCAACCGAATTATCGGGGACTCCGTATCCGTTGAATCCCTCGATCATCGTATTCGCGGACATGTTTACGCGAAGATTGCCAGCTGTTGTGTCGTCGATCGTGACGTCCGAAACATGAAAGCCAACCGTCCGTTGAACATCAAAAGCAAGCGTGATATCGCCGCCGGTCTCAAAAGAAGACTCGGTTGCCAAGTTCCGGCCGGAACCAATCGTTAGGTTTGCAAGGCCGCAATTTGCAAGCATCGGAAGCTTAATGATCGTCGGGCTTGTGATCATGTCATCGATTATCGCGCCGTCCAGAAATGCTTTGGGGACTCCATTCACGGTTGCGACATAAGCAACGCGACGCACTTCTCCCGGTCTTTGTTGAGCCGCAACGGAGGACGCCGAATAATGCGGGGCGACATTTGGAATTGCGTCAAGCGAGGTCATCAAGATCCAATCGCCGCGCTTTAGGTATCCGCTCGTCCATCCGGAAATTGAAGTCGAGCCGGCGGGAGCCGGATCAATTGAAACTTGCGAAGCGGCTGAATACCAATTGATCGAGTCTCCCCACAAAATGCGATATCCGCGAACAGTCGTCGACGTAGTATTGAGCGTGATATGAGCGTTGCGCGTTTCGCCCACAAGTCGGAATGGCTTATTGATCTCGATCACGCCGAGATAGCTTGCATCGATCTTGACATTTCCAGAAGTCCCGGCGACCGAGTATGCCGGATCCAGAATGAGCGACGAGCCATTGTCCATCACTCGGACGGTCCCTCCGCCACTAACTGGAAGAGCTCGTACAAGCGACTCGAATGCCGGCGTATCAATTGAGCCCGATCCAGTCGGCCAAATATCGTAGGTTGCAAGTCCGCGAATTTGTGCGAGCGAGACCTTGTTCGATGTCTTGGGATTAACGCCCGCATTGTCGATGCCAAACTCGATTGATGAAGCATTAACACCCGTGAGATCGAGCGGCGTGAGCTGGTTAATCGTCTTCGTCATGATTCGCACTCCGCTCCGGTGATTCGCCAAACTTGTTCGCCGTCAAACCAAGTCGCCATAACTTGCTTGCCGTTGCTAATTTGCTGGCCTCCGGTCATCCAGTTGAAGTGGACGCCGGAAATTTGATACGTTGTCGCCGCTCCTCCGCGCCATACTTGGACGATCGCGGTTGTCGATCCGTCCGCAACGGAAGCAATTGTTTTGCCAACGACAACGGCCGTCGATCGCGCCGCAAGTCGCACAAGAGCTTTCTTGGTTCCGGTTCCGGACTCGATCCACAAAATTTCAGCGGTCCCATTTGGCTTTGCCGTGAGCTTGGTTGAAAATCCCGGCGTGACATCGGCTCGCGTCAACCAGTCATGCGAGATCTCGACCGTCACGGCAACAACTCCAGCAATCGCCCCAAAGCCCATTTTGCCGGCCGCGATCGGCTCTTGCAAAACGGCAAACTTCCCATGAGAGCTTGACGTCGGAACATTTCCGACAAACGCGATGCGGCTCGCGAATGTATTGGCATTTTCGCTCGGGAGAACAAGCGGAGCTCCAAGAGCGAGGATCTCGCCCGGCTCGCGAGCAAGCGAGGTGTTGTTTTTTACGAGAACTGTTGGAGCCGGTTTTTCGCGCGGCGTATTGCTCGCTCCGGCTCCCACATTGATTATGCTCTGAAAGCCATTCGCGGCATCAACGAACGCATTCCAAGTAGATGCGGTGAGATGATCGGTGATTGGCTCTCCGGCATTTGCTCGCTTGATGCTCATTACGGGATCCCCAAGACCGTTTGGAAGTTGTCTCGCTCGAATACCCGCTCTACGTTTACTTGGTACGGCGTAGGGATGTATCGGCCTTGGGCGATCGTCTCTTCGTTATAAACCCAAATAACGTCCCATCCGTCGGCCGCGATGCCGGAAAAAGGACCGATCGTAAGTCCAGAGCGATTCAACCGGACATCGAATCGAAATGAGAGCTCCCAATCGGTTCCGTTTCGCGCTTTGCCAGTACAACCAACAAACCGAACTTCGCCGGCATTGTATCCGAAATAGGATGTCGAGTTAACCTTGCCAGCCAGATTCATCACCGATCGCTTCCAAGCATCGGTGACGATCGCCCAAGTCGGATAGTATGACAACGTAAACGAGGAGATCGGGCGACCGACAGAGACTCCGTTGATAGTTACACTATCGCCAGAACGCTCGACGTCGATTGCCTTATTGAAATTCATCGCGGTCCCGGCTTGATAAGTCGCGACCGTCGAAAGACTTTGCTTGATCGTGACATTCTCGAGCGATATATCGAAAGCAAACTCGACGGCTCCCGTCGCCGGAGGATCTTGAGTTTCCCGCTCGGATTTGCCATACGTTACGGTTGCTTCAAACAAGCTCGGCCAAATGATCTCATCGATTTGGATGCCGGTCCGAACCAATCCATCATATGAGCCGGGAGCGGCGAGCTCGACGGCATCGAGTGCATCGATGTCGGACGTCGCGTTTTTGACGACGTACCCAATTGTCCGCGACTCTTGATCGCCGGAGACAGAGCGATATTTCGTTGAGACGGTGACCGGCATTTGTTATCCCATCAAAAGCGAGAACTTGTTTCGCTCGATTTGCTGTAATCGCTTATCCATGCGCTCGGCGGCTTCGCGAGCTTTCTTGTTCTCCTCGTAGTTTTTCTTCTCGAAGCTATCGCCTCCAAAGATTTGGCCGGCGAGATCTCCTCCGAAAATTGCTCGCGAGCCCGAAACACTTGCGGCCGCTTTTTCCGCGACGTCGCGAAGCTCGTTATCATCGGGTAAATTTGGAGCTCTAAGATTAGGCGCGGCGACGTCCGGTCCGGGAGCCTTTGAGGCGATCGCAGTATTCTTCGCAAGCTCATACGCTTTCTTTGCGTCGTCCAATCGCTCTTGCGCGGCCTTCGCGGCTTCTGCTCGCGCGGCATCGAGGAGATTGATCTCTTTTGCGAACTCGCTGTTGATCTTTGCTCTCGCTCTTGCGTCTTGCTCTTTGATGCGATTGCGATCGGCGTCGGTCATCGCCTCATTGCCTTGGCGATAAGCGTCCTTGAGATCGGCATCATCGCCGGCCATAAAATCACCAACCAATGCCGACGCAAGCTCGCCAAATCCGGCCGCCGTTTTTTCGTATTCGGTTTGAAGTCCCGTCCAAAAGGACTTCATGCTTGTTTCGGCATTCAAAAACGCTTCTTGCATCCCGAATACAAGCTCGGTTGTCGTCGACAAAAGACTTGCCTTGCCGTTTTCCCATATAAGCTCGAGCGTCGCCCAAAAGAGTTTTGCGGCCGCTTCCGTATCGCCCGAAGCGAAAGCGTTTGAAAATGCAGTCGTAAGATCGCCGGCTTCTTTTACAAGCGTACCGAATCGCTCGCGAGCCCAAGAGAAGACATCGTCGAGAGAATTGAAACTTGCACCGAAGTAAAGGACGGCTCCTCCTAGAGCGATCCAAAAAGCGGCCGCGAGCGGTCCTCCACCTAGCAAGCCGACAACGGCCGCAATGCCTCCGATGGCCGTCGAGACGATGCCAAGAGCCGTTCCAAGACCGTAAACTGCTCCGCCGGCAACAACGGCCGCGACTCCAAATTTGGCAATGCTTACGACAAGCTCTTTATTTTCCCGAAGCCATTTCGACACCGACAAGACGATCGGCTCGACAATGTCCAAGACGGTCATCAAGGCCGGCGCAAGAGCGGCTCCTAACCGCACATAAACCGAATTTACCGAAATCGTCAACCGCGAGAAGGCGTCGTCAAGCTCCGTCGCCGCTTGGATGTCCTCCTCGGATACGGCCGCTCCGGTGCGCTTGGCCTCGTCGCGCAACGCTTTGATCGCGGCCGCTCCGCCGGCAAAAAGCGGCTTAAGACTCGCGCCCACCTTGCCAAACATTTCGATGCCGAGCTTCGCTTGCTTCGCCGGATCCTTGATCTTTGCGAGAGCCGCAGCAATCGCCTCGAATTGTTTTTCTGGAGAGAGCTTGGACAAACCATCCACGGTAAGTCCAAGCTCGCTCAAAGTCCTTTGCACGGCCTCGGAACCTCCTCGAGCATCGAGGAGGCGTAATTGCATTGTTCGGAGACCGGATTCGAGATCCTCGAGGGAGGATCCCGTTTCCTTCGCGGCATAAGCAAGCTCGGAGAGAGACGAGCCAGCAACATTCGTCCGCGCGGATACTTCGGCGAGTTGCTTGCCATAACTTGCAAAGCTTTTTGCGGCGAGCACGAGCGGAACCGTAACGGCCGTCCCGACTCCAGCAATCTTTTTGCCGACTCCGGCAAGTCCGTTGCCGAATGCCTCCAATCGCTTTTGGGCGTTTCGCAAACCCTTGATGAGAGCGGCATCGGAGAGCGTGAACTCAACAAAAGCTCGTCCGGCCATGATGCCTTGACGATCGGCCATTGATTACCCTCCCTCAAAAAAACGTCCCATCTCATCCCAAGATTTTACCGGCTTCGTCTGTTTTTTTTTCCTAAGCGGATGGACGACATCCGGCAAAAATGGCTTGGGATTCCGCTTTGAGTCTCGAACCGTATTGGCGATCGCCGACCAAATCAGCGAGGTTTGATCCCAATCGTGCATTCGCTTTGCGTGAGCCATCCACAGAAGCTCGCGGAGCGTGAAGCTCCATGGCTCGACACCTACAATCCCCGCTAACTCGAAGCAAAGTTCGTAGAACCGGTCTCGATCATTTCGGTCATCGTCTGCTCTGTTATCCCATCGATCTTCTTCGCCGCTTGAGCCATCGCGATCGTCAACGCTTGCTCCGTCTTCTCCACAAGCCGGAGAAGAGGATCGCGACGGCTTGGAGGGAAAAAACCAAAGACGGCCCTCACGAGACATCGTCCGCCGGCCTCAAAGGATTCGCCGGCAAATCCTTTGGCGAATTGCCTTTGGTCGATGCCGCGAGCCTCCGCTTGCGATCGACAACAAACCCACAAGACATTCACGCATTCGATCGGATCGGCAATCAACTCAAAAAGCTTTTTGATGTCTTCATCTACAAGCTTGGTGAGATGGATGTCGAGAGCTTCCTTCACGGCAGCGATCTCCTCGACGGTGATTGTCACCGTCCATTCGCGGCCGCTTGCGTCCACAAAACTCGGCATACCTCCTCCTTCAGATTAAACCGTCGGCTTCTTGTACCATGCGCCATTGGCCGCAAGCGTCAAGGTGATGCTTGCCTTCTGGATGTCGGCAAGCGGCTCTTCCTTGGAGATCGCAACGAAAAAGTTCCCCACAAGACCTTGGTACGTTGTCGCGCTTTTCTTTTGGTCAAGAATGAACATCGCGATAGTGCTGTTGGCCGTCCAAGCCGCGACGATCGCGTCAAAAGCCGTGTCGCCGGGAATCCATTTTGCGTCAAACGTCACCGAGGCATTCTTGTAGGTTTGGGCTTGCGTCTTGAAGCCGGCAGCGGCATCGGCTCGCGTCGTAATGTCGACATAATCGGCTCCCATATCTACGGAGACGTCCATGACATTGAGGAGCTCGGTTGCCGACGTAAGGACCGTTGCCGTGTTGGTCCCGTTGAGCTCCGTCGTCGAATAATAGATAGCGGCATCTTTTCCAAGAATGAAAGACGGCATACTTAAGCTCCTTTAATTGCTTGCGATTCGCGGAGTTTGTTTTTGGCGATGAGGCCTCGCCATTTTTGCAATATCTTCGGCCAATTTCTTGCCTTCGGTCCGTTGTATGGACGAGCCTCTATTTTAACGACTCGCCGACCAACTTCGATTCGCTCCGAATTCTTCCGCTTGTATTTGCTTATCGTCCCGTCTTTGTTCCAATAAGCGTAGAGCGTTTGATAGTACGCTCCGCCATCGTTCAGCACTTGCGGAATTGATGTCGATGCTTCAAACGACTTTCCGTTGAGCCTTCGCGGACCGACGATAAGCGAGCGTTTTTTTGCGTCATACGAGAACAAAATATTGTCCCGCAAAGCTCCGGTAATGTATCGCGGGGGCTCGCCGGGCTTGCTGGAGCGAATGCCTCGCTTCATGCGAAGCGATGCGCTTTTCGCCTTGCTCTTGCCGGGCTTCATCGAATTCTTGATTGCTTTGCGAGTGTAAAAACCAAGTCCGGCGAAGTCTTGCGCAGCTTTGATGCCGATTGCTTGGATCACTTTTTGTTGGTCGAAAAACATGCCGAAATTGTACCCGCGCTTGTCGCGCTTCAAGAGAAGCGGCTTGGGATCCACCCATTTCGTCACGTTGCCGGAGCTCAAGTTTGTGAAGCCGGCGAACATCAACTAAGTTCCCATATAACGCAACGACAAGACCGCGACAAATTGGCGATTGACGGACAATGCCTCGGCTTCGATTGTCGTTCGCGAGCCGCTCCCATAGTCGACAAGCCGGAACTCGCCCATAGGCTCGCGGACGATGTCGGCTTCGATTGTTTCGAGGAGATCCATCAAGGCATCTTGTTGATCGAGATCAAGTCCGGATGTCATCCGTTGCGACAAGACAAGCGAGACGTTGTAGATGCGCTGAATCGAGTCGCGAGTAATAACGCTTGTCTCGATCTCTTGCGGAACAACCACAAGTCGAACATCCGAATTAGTCTCAAGCGCGTTTGTCCAGACGTTTGCTCGCTCGCAAATATAGGCGATCGCGTATTCACGCTCCGAGAGCCAACTAACAAGCGTTTCGCAAAGATCCGACACCTTAGACATCGGACACCTCGCGAGTATGGATGCGCCAATAGAGATCCGTCATTCCGATTTGCTCGTAGTGCTGGCCTCCCGTCATGCTCATTACCTCGTAAACCGTCGCTCCGTCAACAATGCGATCTCCGACTTGGGGGATCGCCGGTTGATTGTCCAGCACGAGATCGGCCGCTTTAACGATCCAATCGGCGGCTTTCGCGGTCCGGATCACGCCGTCGCCGAGATCGAGCTCGGCAACGGTTTGAGCCGGGACCGCGACAAGCGAGCACTCGCGGCGAAGAGAGCGATAGGCAACGATCTTGCCTCCGTTCGTTCGCTGCGCATACCATAGGGTTTGCAATGCTCGCTCGCGGATCGTCATTGGAGCCTCAACTAAGTCGCGGCGACGAGCGTCTCGGAATTGCCGATTGCATCGGTGACCACAATCGGAATTCCCTCCACTTCAACGGGAACCGGAGCCGGAGCTCCGGTTGCATTTGTGGCGGTCCTACTTTTGCGAAGTTGAGCAAGCGATCGGCGATTCATGATGATATGAGTCGGACCCATGCCGGCCTCGAAAGTCGAGATCGCATCGTACAAGAGCGAATCGGTCAAACCCTTGGTCGTCGCATCCAGATTGCAAATCCGAGCGAGCGACTTGACGTCGCTGCCGATCTGGAGTCCGTACCATCCGGAGATCGGAGTAAAGTAGATCGGCATGTGGCCGGTCGTCGCTCCACTCGCGCGCTGAATGATCGTTTCGCCGATCTCCAGCAATCCATTGTTCGTCACAAGCGAGACGTCGCTCAAGCCATTGCGAATCAAATAGACGCTCGAGAGAGCCGTCGTTCCGGTTGCATTGATGCACTTGCCGGTGACATTCTTCGCATTCGCAAAGCCGGTGAAGCCGGTTGCGACTCCGTTATTCAGCGTGCCGTTAATAACTTGCGTCTCAAGCTTGAAGTAAGCCGCCTTGAGATGCTCGAGAGCTTCCATGCGGAGGATTGCCTCGGCTCCGGCATAGTATGAATCGGCCTCGTCCTTGCCGAAGCTAAAGCTTGCATCAAGGATCTTGAGATCGAGCGTTACCGAGGTGCGCACGGTTGCGTCATGAGCTCGGCCATCGTTAAAAGCACGGAAGCCGACGTCCGGCGATTCGGTCGTCTTGTAGTACTTATGAACCGTTCCATTCGAGCTTCGAGTTGCGCTCATAATTCGCACGAGCGGCGAATTGATGAACAAGTCGGAGACTTCGATATCGGCCATGTTGCGATCGTTCACGATCGCCATATCAGCAAGCGTCATCAAGGTATCGGGCATGAATGCTTATCCTTCGTAATTACGGCCGGCGATGCGAATCATCCGAGCCTTTGGTTTTGGAGTAACATGTTGCGAGAACGCGACCGGCTCCGCCTCGCCTTCGACGCGAATCGAGCTTAAGCGTTGCCGGAGCTCTTCGTTTTCGGCTTTCAAGGAATCGACATAGAGATTCATCGCTTCGGAGAATGTCTTTCCTTGCGCGAACCAGACTCCACCAACATCACCGAAGGCCTCGAGGAAGCGAAGACCTTCGGAGAGTTGCGAAGAGCTTGGGGGAGCGGACGCCGCTTCAACGCTTGAAGACGACTCATCTTCCGGATTGGAAGCGTCGTCGCCTTCTGGCTCGGCGGTCATATCGGGATCGGGCTCGGGCGAGGGATCGACGATTGCAACAATCTCCTCCTCGAGAGCCTCGGCTAGTTCGGTTTTAATCGCATTGCTTGGCATATCGGATTCCTTATATTCGACGTCGAAAGTCGTACCCGATGCAAATTCCGTCGAGGTGTTTGAATCGGCTCCATACGGACAAATCGCGATCCCCCGGAGCGGCCATTCGCGGATCACAACGCCCGGACCGGCAAACTCATATCCATTTACGCTCACGGCTTCGCCGGCGCGGACCTCTTCGATTTTGATGCCGTCGCCGCCGAAGTTGATCGAGGCCTCGTACGGGATCCCCTCGCGTTGCTTGTGAATGATCTCGGATGCTCGATCGGAGTCTTTGTACGGAACCAACGCTCCGGTAACAACGAGATCTCCGGATTCGGACTCGAATTGATTTGCGTAGCCGATCACCTCTTTCGGATCGTGAGCGTAGTCGATCGCGACTCGGTTTTTCGAGAGCTTCATTCCCGACAAATCGTGGACAACGGATCCCCAATACCAATGCTCGATCGGCTTTCCCGATCTCGCCGTCATGCGGAACGGAGCGGACTTGGCCGATTCGCCGTTTTCGCGAAGCTCGAATTGGCCGACGGAAAAGCGGAGCGCAGCGGCCGGGACTTGCTTTTGTGTCATGATGCCTCCAATTCGCGAGCGTCTTCGGATTCGTCTTCGGCCGATCCTTCGCTCTCGCTTTGCATAGCAGATTGCGCGGTCGAGACTCCCGGCAAGATGATAGAGACGCCGCGATTCTTTGCGTAAGTGTTGGCCTTCGCGATCTCGTCTACGTTGTCGTAAAAATCGGTCCCGATCGCTCGGCATACTCGTTGCGGCGTATCGAGGCCGGCGGCGATCGCCGCAGCATGTCCCGAAACTTCCTTTGCCGGATCCCACCAAGGCACTCCATCGGGAACCCACTCCCATGAGAGATCACGATAATTCACTCCTCGCGGGAGGATGAGATCTCCATCGGCGATCGCCATTCCAAGTCGCCAAGACGTTACCTCGTCGAGGAGTTCGCTCAAGTCTTGTTGCTTTGAGCGACATGCCTTGAGGTACTGGATCATCGAGCCGCGCGAGCCATAGAAGTTCGTGAAAGACTCATCGAAAAACGAGTATGGCAAATCCAAGGACTTCAACGCGACATGAATGATCAACTTCAGGAATGTGACCGTTTCGGTCGCCGGCGATCGGCTTTCGAGGAACTCCGCGCGATCGCCGGGATTCAAATCGAGCATTTGCGGGCCGCCGGAGAAGTTAACTTCATATCCGGTATCCGCGAAGCCGTCTCCGTTTGAATCGAGAGTCGGCTTGACGCCGTCGAAGGCATCGGTTGCCTCGCGATAAAAAACAAGCCCGAATAACTGGCTTACTTTGATTTTTGCAAGAGCGTAATCAATCCCCTCGTAAACATCTTGGAGCGAATTCAAAGCCGAGGCGATTGGCGAGATCCCTCGGACTTGGTCGAACCGATCGTAAAAGCCATGGGAAAAGATCGACTCCTCGGGAACAATCCGGCCGAACGATAGTTGGCCGTTTGAATCGCGATTGCAAATGCAATACTCTTTTGCGATCCCCGAGCCGGTGAGCCGGATGCCGTTTGTCCAATTGCTCGCATCGATCCCCGAGGGAAAATCGGTAGGAGTCGCGATCCGATCTCCCTCGATCGCTTGGAGCTTGCCTCGCGAATTTCCATCGCCGGAGAGCTTGAGAAAAAAAACGTCTCCATCAACGACGCGACGAGCTTCGGCAAGTCGGATCATGCGACGAAACGGATGCTGCTTTCGGACGTCGCATTGATATTTGGAGCTCCAGCGCAGCATGAATGCTTCGACGGCCGTGTCGACTTCGTCATCGCCGGTTCGCGATTGAAACGCGAAGGACGAGACATAGTTGAGGTGCATTCGGATCGCCCAAGCCGCAATGGCAAAGTTTCGCTGGACGTCTTGAGCCGTCGCCGCGAGAGCTCGCCGATCTCGATCCTTGAGGACGGCATCTTCGCTTTTTACGCGAGTACTCGTCCCCTTGCGGCGTCCGCGAGGATTAAGAGCATCATATCCAGAGAGCGACTGGAAGAAATTGCGCGCGGCTTGGATCAATTAAACGGCATCCTGATTCGCACGAGCCTCGGTCGAGTCGTCCCCGCATTGATGGACGCTTGATCTTGCGACTTGAGTTCCGCTATGCGCTTCCGCACGGATTCCAAATCGTAAGACGTTGAAAGCCCATCCGTCGATACGGAGGATGCTCCAGAATTGAGAATGGCTTCGAGAGCCGCAATTTCAATCGAATAATCGGCCATGCTCAAAGAATGCCGTTTCGCCGCGATAGAGTCTATAGCAAGAATCCAGCATCCGGATTTATTCTCGGATCTTGCTTGCGGCTTCCGAAGCTCAAACGTATTGCCGCTTTTTCACGCGAATGAATTGGCCGCATTCGCATTGTCGGTTTTGCCAAATCACGCGATTGTAGACGAAGCCGTCCTCGGCAACATGCTCGTAATTGAGAGTCGCCGGCCGGTATGGGCTTTCGAGCACTTTGGTCACGGTGCGCTTGCAAGCGGGACATTGCAAATCATTCACCACAACAAGCTCATACGGTCGCTTTTTAGAGCCGGGAGGTCTTCCCGGTCCGCGCTTCGCCGGCGGATCGCTAGATAGAGAGCTTCCGGACTCGGTTTGCCGGTCGTTCTGATTGTCGCTCGTTTGTTCGCTCATTTTGCGTTGCTCCTCGCGTTATGCCGCTCATCGCGGCCGAAACCAGGGCTCCTACGAGGCAATCCCAATAGTGATTGTCGGGAGAGAAGGACGGGAGATCCCACTCGTCTACGATGCGACCGCGAGCCTCTACGCGAACCGCTCGCTCGGCGGCTAAATGCTCCGCAAGCATTTGGTGATGGCTTTGCTGCTCGCGATAAAGAACGATCGATGATTGATGTCCGATAGGAGTAAGCAAGGCCTCGTGAACTTGCGACTTCCAATAATTCGTGTCGTAAAAACACGATGGGTAGAGCCGGCGATCCGGCTTTTGCACAACAAAGTAATGTCCTCGCCGGACTCCGCGCTTCTTTATCCATTTGTCGATTGGAGCGTCTTTCGCTCGAATGCCGACGCCGTAGGACGGCATCCAATTCGGAGCCATCGACGCGCGTATGCCGGCCTCGACGCAATCGGTTTGATATCTAGCATCCACCATGCCTCGATCTATTCGCATGGTCGCGCCGTCCAATCGAGGGAACGATCGCTCCGCGAGCGATCGAATGCAATCGGCAATCGCTTGCTTGAGTGCCGATGTCGCATCGAAGGCCGGATAGGATTCGGTGAGCTCTCGCTTGATGTCGGTGAGCTTGAAAAACCGCCGGTTTTGTTGCGGCCAAACTCCATAATCGACGACTTGGCCGGCTCCAGATTGCGTCCAAGCGACAACAAGCCAATAGAGGATCCTCGATTGCACGTCGATATGCGCGGTGAGGATTGTCGCTTCGGGAGGGACTTGTCCGCGCCGGACATCGGACATCCGGCGAGCAAGATCAAGCGCATTGAGCTCCGGGAGATCGCTCGTGATGTTCGCATCGGGAGTGTTTTGTTTTTCGGCCATGAACGAGCGAGGATCCGAATAATAATCGTCCATCGCCGATTGAATCGCCGAAAGCCGTCCCGGCAGCATTCGAGCCGGCCAATAGACGGTCGCTCCCTCGTCCATTTCGGCGCGATACTGCTCGTAAAAGCAATTGGCCGCTCCCGTCGGCTTTTCGCCGAGGAGCTCCTCCCGTCTCACGCCGTCATACTCTTCCCATCGAGCGAGATTTTTGGGCCAAGCTTTGATCATTTGAACTTTAATCGCATGCCAAGTCGGATTACGCTCGCGATCAAGCAAGCGATCGGCAAGATCTCCGCGATAGATTACGGTGCAAGCGCAAAGAGCCGCGATCGATTTGCCGGGACCGGCCATTCCCATCACGTCGCCGTTGAGGATGTCTTCTCGCTCTTGGTTTTGAACCGTGCTCTTTGCCGAGCGGCGAGTTTGTGGATCGTCGATCAAGACGGCATCCGGCCGGATTTGCGTCCCGTCCGGAAGCGTCATGACACCTCCACGAACGGCCGCTCCCGTAAGTCCTCCTCCGCCGATCACGGCTCCGGCATTGCCTCGCTCGATCGATTCGGCGAGCGTCGCGAAGACGAGATTTGTGGTCCCCCAATTGATATAAGTCGGCTCGCGCCGGACGGTTTGAAAGCGAGCCCGAATTGCTACTCGCTCGAGAGCTCGGATCGGATGGATCACCTCCGGAAAGTCCTCGAAAAAGAACGCGTTGTTTTCGAGGACCGTTTTGATGCCTCGGACCAAGGCCTTAAATTTCTCGT